GCTCAATAATCACGCCACAAAAATAGAATTAATGCAAAAAGATTTAGAACAAAACTCAGAGTTTAGAATTAAATATCCAAGAGGTGAGTTAGGTCAATCAGCTGGAGAGGCAGAACTTTTTATGATTGTAGAGCACGTTAGTGGTTTATTAGAAGATGTAGAAGCAGAGATTAAAAGTATGAGAAACAATGCTGTTAACATAGAATTTTTAAAAAAAAGAACTGAGAAGTTAACCGAAGACGTAGAGAAAATAATTAGAAACGGGAATGGTCATCAATGATAGAGACTGTATTTGCACTAATTTTAACTTTAAACGGTTCTATGATAGAGCACACATACAAAACTTCGTTAAGCGATTGTTTAAAATCAAAGCGCCTGGCTCAAAACGAGGTAAATCCTGAAAGAGTTGTATTTACTTGTAAAAAAGTAAAAGCTAAGACAGAAATATACATGGATAGGAAGAAAATTTTAAGTATAATAGAATAATCTATGGCTTATCTTAACATTAACATCCCAACAGTGTATGCTAAAGTAAAGAAAGAATACTTATATGATTTGGATCCTAAGTATAAAAAAGAAAGTCTTGATTGCGTTATCTTTGGTATGGCGAGTATCACAGGGCGTTCATTACTTTTTCACTGCATGTTACCCAACGGTGCGTGCTATTGGAGGTTGCCTATCTCAGCGTTTTTCCAAAAACATTTTTCTAGAACCGAAGTGCCGAGTATGTCGGTCGACCAGTTGGAACTGTGGAATTGTTTTAGTTACTATCCTAGTGTTACTGAATTTGATTTTCTTAGTGGGCAACGTGGTAAATTTTTAGGAAAGGATAAAAAGTTTTATAATGGAGAATATCAATTCACAATCGACTGGGCTAGTCCGGAAGTTAATGAGATTGATTGTGAGCATTCTGAAATTCCTCAAGAACACAAGTGTGCACATATACTGGCTCTTGATAACGGGAATTATGCTGCTCAGCCTAATAATCGTATCATTTGGAGCGTTTCTAACTATACTACTGATAGATCTTGGCCAGACTATAAAGTGCAAACTACAGAGTGGTCAGTCGAAAACAAAGATTGGGTAACTGACGATACTGACGATATGTTTTATAAAATAAAGGAGAATAAATGAAATTAACAGCCAACATAACCTTGGACGAGCTTACTAAAAGTCAAACAGCTGAACGTAAAGGCATTAATAACAATCCATCTCCAGAGCAAATAGAAAATTTAAAAGCTCTTGCAGTAAATATATTACAACCAATACGTTCTCATTTTGACAAGCCTTTAATTATATCATCAGGGTATCGTTGTGCTCAGCTGTGCATAGAAATTGGTAGCAGTGTAAACAGCCAACATGTGGCAGATGACGAAGCAGCCGCAGCAGACTTTGAAATTCCTGGTGTAGATAATAGAGAACTTGCAAGATGGATTAGAGATAATTTAGAAGTAGATCAAGGAATTTTAGAATTTTACAAAGACGGCGAACCGTCTTCAGGCTGGATTCATTGCAGTTATTCACGTAGTAAAAATAGGCAACAATGGTTGCGTGCTAGTCGAGTTGATGGTAAGACTAGTTATACACCATGGTTAATATAATATGCCAATAGGACGATCACAAATGACAAAACAAGTAGAGGGACAATTACGAGGTGCTCGTGGAGAAAAAAGAAAAGTGAAAGTTTTTTCTAAGGGTGGAATGAAAAACGGAAAATTAAAAAAAGTAGCTTCTGCTTTAAATAAAGCATCTAAACTTCATAAAAAACAATCTAAAGTAATTAAGAAGCATATCAAGGAAATGAAGCGTGGCAGATCCTAAAAAAGGCTCTGGAAAAAAACCCAAAGGTTCAGATAGAAGACTTTATACTGACGAAAATCCTAGAGATACAGTAAGAATAAAATTTGCTACAGCAGCAGATGCTAGAGCGACAGTAAAAAAAGTTAGAAATGTAAATAAACCTTTTGCAAGAAAAATACAGATCTTAACTGTTATGGAGCAACGTGCTAAGGTAATGGGGAAAAATGAGGTGGTAAAAATTGCAAAAAACGCCAAAGAATCCATTCGCAAAACTCGTAAGGTCTAGAACTTACAGATCTAAAGTGTTAAAATCAAAAAAGTTGTACGACCGCAAAAAGGAGAAAACATCTCTCAAAGTGGCCACTATAGAAGGAGAACAAAATGACAAAGCTATGTCCTAGAGGTAAAGCTGCAGCGAAAAGAAAATTTCGTGTGTACCCAAGCGCTTATGCAAATGCCTACGCATCTAAAATATGTGCAGGTAAAATTAAAGATCCGTCTGGAGTAAAGAGAAAAGATTTCAAAGGACCAAAACCTGCAGCAAAGGGTACTATGATAAAAGCTAAACAAGGAGCATACATAGGCTCTTACATTAAAAGTGAAATAGACGGGAAGAAAATTTCTAATAAATCTTACGAGAAATATTATAAAGGAATGATCTAATGTCAAAAAGAGGTTCATGTTGGGTAGGCTATGAACAAAAAGGAATGAAAAAAAAAGGTGGTAAACTTGTTCCTAATTGTGTTCCTGCCGGTATGAAAAGTGGAGGATTAAAAGAATGGTTCAGACAAAATTGGGTAGATATTGGGAGCAAGCGAAAAGATGGTACTTTCGCAAAATGTGGAAGATCGAAACAACGTGCGGATGCGAAACGGAAGTATCCAAAATGCGTGCCTTTAGCGAAAGCGAGAAGACTATCAGAGGGACAAAGAAAGTCTGCCGTTGCAAGGAAACGGGCAGCTGCCAATGTAGGTCCAAAACCGACTAACGTGAAAACAGTTTTAAAAAGAGATATAGGTGGTAGTGTGAAAAAAAAGGGAGGAACATTAAGTTTGAATATATTTGAAACTAAAGGACCACCAGCAGATCCTAATTTAGCTAAATTAAAAGAAAATATTGAAATGTCAGAAGCAAGAATAAATCCAGAATTAAATTATGACACAATATATAAAAAGGGAGAGTTGAATATAGGTATCAAAAAAGATAATTTTAGAATAGGATTTAGAAAGAGGTTTTAATTATGGCAACATCAGGAACAACAGCATTTGATTTAAACATAGATGATATAATCGAAGAAGCATACGAAAGATGCGCTATTAGAACTAATTCAGGTTATGATTTAAAATCTGCTAGAAGAAGTTTAAATTTATTATTTTCTGAATGGGGTAATAGAGGTGTGCATCTTTGGAAAGTGGCACTAGTTGAAAACGCCATGGTTTCTGGTCAAGCAGAATATACTACTCCCTCAACAACTAGCGATGTTTTAGAGGCTTTTGTTTCTTCAACAGCTGCAGCTTCTAATACTGCAAGCACACAAGACGTATCTTTGACAAAAATTGATAGATCTACTTATGCTGCTTTACCAAACAAATTAGCAACTGGACAACCATCACAATATTATGTTGAAAGACAGACTACACCTAAAATATTTTTGTATCAGGCACCTGATTTAAATACTTACACTACACTTAAATATTATATTGTAAAAAGAATAGAGGATGCTGGAGCTTACACTAATCAAGGTGACGTTGCTTATAGATTTTTACCATGTATGTGTTCAGGATTGGCATATTACTTATCTATGAAAAAAAATCCTAACTTAGTGCAACAAAATAAATTAATATATGAGGATGAATTAAAAAGAGCGTTAGATGAAGATGGTCAAAGAACATCAACATTTATCACACCACAATCTTTTTATCCTACTGGAGTATAATTATGGCAAAATACGCATCAGGTAAAAGATCACTAGCAATATCAGACAGATCTGGTATGGCGTTTCCATACGATGAAATGATTAAGGAGTGGAATGGTTCTTTAGTACACATTACAGAATATGAATCAAAACAACCCCAAATCAGAAGAAGGTATGCTGTAAGTGATGCCATAGCCTTACAAAATCCAAGAAATATGAAGTTTCAGCAACCAAAAACTGTAGCTGAAAATGACAATACTTTAGCTGACTCAGGAGGTATTTTTGTTGGGGTAGCCAACTTAACTTTACCTGGTGATTTTGCTTTTCAAACTTTCACTACTGAAATAAATACTAATTTTTTAGATACAATCCAACAAAGTATGGAACCAAGAGATCCATCTTTACAAAATCGAAGAAGACAAGCAACATGTTTAGTTAACCCAGTAACAATAGTGATATCATAATGGCTATAACATACACAAATTTTTTAACGCAAGTACGAAATTACACTGAAGTTAGTAGCACTGTTTTGTCGGATACTATACTAGACCAATTCATTAAAAATACAGAACTAGATATCGCTAGTAAAGTAGACTACGATGATTTAAGAAAATTTTCTAATTCTAACTTTACCGCTGCCAATAGAGCTGTTAGCCTCCCAGGTGATCTTAAATATCTAAGAGCAGTAAAAATTACTGACGGAGGGACAGAAGTATTCTTAGAAAAAAGAGATCAAACTTTTATAGCTGAATTTAATCCTACTGGAACCCAGGGGCAACCAAAATATTATGCTACTTACAACGATAAAAATATTATTGTTGCACCTACACCAGCCACAGCTTTAGCAATTCAAATACAATATATTAAAAATGCACCACATTTTGATTCTACTACAAGCACAATGCTTTCAGATCAATATGAGAATCTCCTACTTTACGGAGTACTGGTAGAATGTTTTTCTTATCTAAAAGGTCCACTAGATATGTACAACCTATATAAAACAAGGTATGATAAAGCATTAGAAGCTTTTGCGTTAGAGCAGATGGGCTCAAGACGTAGAGGTCAATATACAGATGGTGTACCGAGAGTAAAAATCGACTCACCATCACCATAAATTTATAGGAGAAAAAAATGGCAATAACAACAAACGCAATTACAAATAGTTTCAAGGAAGAGATTCTAGAAGCTGTTCATGACTTTACGCCAACTTCTGGTGATAAATTCAAATTAGCATTATATACTAACAGTGCAACAATCGGTGCAGATACAACTGCTTACCCTGGCGACAGTACAGGTGGACAAGTTACAAACACTGGTCAATACGCTCAAGGCGGTGGACTTTTAGTTAATGCTCTTGTGTCTACTCAAGGGACAGTAGCATTCGTAGATTTTACAGACTTATCTTTTACAGGTGTAACATTAACAGCAAGAGGTGCTTTAATTTATAACACTTCAAACAGTAACAAATCTGTTTGTGTATTGGACTTTGGCTCAGATAAAACAGCTACGTCAGGAACTTTTACGATTCAGTTTCCTAACCCAAACAACACACAAGCTATAATCAGAATCGCATAATTAGGAGCCCGGTGTTATGGCACAATTAACTTACACCGTTACCGTAGCAACGGGCAGCCTTTACTTAGGTGGAGGTGCGACTGGTAATGTTTATTATTTAAACGGTGCGAGAGATATAGATCTTTCTTGGGTTAAAAGTGGTACTCTAAGATTTGATCAATCAGATAATACCAACGACAACCATCCATTATTTTTTGCAACCCAAACGTCTAGTCCGCAATCTAATGTTTACGGCACTGGAGTAACTTATTACCTCGATGGTGCAGCTTCTCAGGCTGATTATTTTAATACGTCGACTTTTAACTCTGCTGGAACAAGATACATAGAAGTAACACCAGCAAGTGACACAACTTTTTACTACGCCTGTTACATTCATGGTATTGGAATGGGCGGTGAAATTGATATTACTCAAAATACATGGGGGGCTTTATCTTGGAATGCTGGTCAATGGGGTGATCAAACTGATATTGATCTTGATATTTCAGGTTTACAATTAAATTCATCTCTTGGTGATACCGATGAATTTGCAGACAGAGGTTGGGGTGGTAACACTTGGTCTCATGGTAACTGGGGTGAAGTAAATCAAACAGATGCTTTAGTTTCTGGTATACAATTACAGTCATCAATAGAAAGCGTTATCTCATTTCCTGAATTTGGGTGGGGTGGAGGAGTATGGAATTCATCTAAAGGAGGTTGGGGAGATCTTGCAAATGTTCAAGTAGACGCAAGTTCATTTCAATTACAAACAAGCATTGGAGAGGAATCAACAACAGAAGAAATTAATACAGGTTGGGGTAGAAAAACTTGGAACGCAGATGGTTGGGGTATTGCTGGTTCATTACAAGCACAAGGTATAGAATTACAAACTACAACTCCTGGGGTCGAAGTTGATAATGAAATAAACGTTGGTTGGGGTAGATTACAATGGGGTAATGGTGCATGGGACGTAGGATACTCTGTTGAGTTAGGTTCATTAAGTTTACAATCTAATGTTGGTGAGGAGTCTGCTTTTACTGATTTTGTTGTTGAACAATCAGGTTTAGGTTTACAATCTACTTTAGGAGATGCTCACGAAACAACAGCCAATGGTGACGTAGCAGTATTTACTAATTTATTACAAACATCACAAGGTACAGCTGTTGGCGCTCAAGACGTAAATCCAACTTTACAAACTTTAGCTATGCAGACCTCTATTGGTCCAGTAGAGGTTGGAGCATTAACTTTAGCACAGCCTAGTGGAATACAATTACAAAGTAATTTAGGCGAAGAATCAGCATCAGGTTTTGCTATTGTTTCTCCCACTGGCTTTCAAATGGCTTTTGTTCAAGGAGATGCAGATGGAGTATCAGTTGCAGAAGCAACAGGATCACAACTACAAACCTCTATTTCAGGACCTCAATCGATTACAGGAGATGGGACAGTCGATTTAACAGGCATACAGTTGACTGCAACACTTCAGTCAATTAATATTACACCATGGAATGAAGTAGATTTAGGAGTCAATAATACTTGGACTGAGGTTGATTTGGCTGCTTAAGTTTAGTAATATAACAATATAAGGATTTAATAATTATGGCATCAACATATACATCACTCGGAGTTGAACTCCAAGTTACCGGCGAGAATGCAGGAACATGGGGTGATAAAACAAATACCAATTTAAATTTAATTCAACAATTAGTTGGCGGATTTAATCAAACATCAATCGCAGGTGGAGCAGGAGATACAACTTTAACAGTTGTTGATGGTAACACTACAGGTACTGCTCAACAAAACATGATTGAATTGACAGGATCAATAACTGGAAATAGAACTGTTTCAATTCCTCTAGATATTGAAAGAATGTACATTATAAGAAATTCTACATCAGGTGCTTACACCGTTGAGTTTCAATATGTTTCAGGATCAGGCACAAGCGTTACTTTTGCAGCCACTGACAAAGGAACAAGAATGCTTTATGCAAAAGCTGACGACGGAACTAACCCTAACATTATTGATGTAGGAATGGTTGACACTTCAGGAATTCAAACTCTTACAAATAAAACTTTAACATCACCTAAAATAGGAACAGCAATAGCTGATACAAGCGGAAACGAACTATTAAAAGTAACTGCAACAGGTTCAGCTGTAAATGAATTAACTTTAGCTAACGCTGCTGCTTCTGGTAACCCAACTTTATCTGCTACAGGTGGAGACACAAATGTTGGAATAGATTTAACACCAAAAGGTTTAGGTGCTATAAAATTTACAAGTTTAGGTAGTATTGAAGCTTTACAAGAAAGAGCTACAGTAGCCGCTACGGGCACAACTGGAACAATAACGTTTGATCTATTAACTCAAGCAGTGCTTTATCATACATCAAATGCTGCTGCAAACTTTACGGTAAATTTTAGAGGCGATGGTTCAAATACTTTAAACAACACGATGAACACTAATGATTCGATGACGGCGGCTTTCATAATCACAAATGGGGGTACACCTTATTACAATAACGTCGTCCAAGTTGACGGATCAACGGTCACTCCTGAGTGGCAAGGCGGAGCAGCACCTTCTGCTGGTAATGCTAACTCAAATGATATATATACATATACAATAATTAAAACTGGTGACGCAACATTTAAAGTTTTTGCTGCGCAAAGTCAGTTCGCATAATAGGAGGATAAAGATTTATGCCAATATTAGGTTCTTTCGGTGCAGGATCAGGCAGAGGTTTTGGTCTTAATGTAGGCGGTGCGCCTGATTTTATATGTGCCAGTGGTGGAACTGTCACTGAGACTGGTGATTTTAGAATTCATACTTTTACAGGACCTGGAAGTTTTGTGGTTGACTCAGCAAAAGAACCAGCAAACGCAAACGTAGATTACGTTGTGGTTGCAGGAGGCGGAAGCGGAGCTTACATATCTGGTGGCGGAGGAGCAGGCGGATTTAGAGAATCACATAATCCTGCAACATCAGGATGTTACACTGCTAGTCCTTTAGCGGCCCCTAATTCTCCCTCTTCAGCTTCTTTACCTGTTTCAGAAACAACTTACCCAGTAACTGTGGGAGCAGGCGGAACGGGAAGTTGTGGAAACCCAGGCGGAAAAGGCGTTAATTCAGTTTTTTCAACTATAACATCCACTGGAGGTGGATTAGGAGGAGTATATCCAGGAGGACCTGGAGGACCGGGAGGTTCAGGCGGAGGTTCACCGCCAACTCCATCACCTGGACAAGGTTCAGGAAATACTCCACCAGTAAGTCCACCACAAGGAAATAACGGTGGAGGTGCATCAAATAACTTTCCAAATATTGGTGC